TTGCCGTCCGGGTGGTCGCGGAAGACCCGCTTGAAGGCCTCGGACTTGTGGGCGATGCGAGCGGTGGCCTCCCCCAGGGCCTTCTTGCGGCGGGCCTCGGAGTCCTCCGCGGGACTCAGGATGTGCGGCGAATCAGCGAGCATGTCCTCCTCGGTCCCCCCGAGGGGCTCACCCAGTTCGCTCACTGTACCGGTGTCCCCGGCGGCCTACCCTGACCCACGGCAGCCTGCAGCGCCTGGGCAGCGCCGGCCTCGCCCATGCTGTCCTTCATGGCGCCGTAGCCCTCGCCGCCAGCCCGCATAGCCTCGCCCTCGGCCTGGGCCATAGCCAGCTTGCGCTCCTGGGCAGCAGCCTGAGCTCGCAGTCGCCGCACGCGAGCCACCTTGGTGACGTCGTTGACGTTGCTGGACGGCACGCCGAGCACGTCGGCCAGGTTGCGGCCGTAGTCATCGACGTCCACCAGGTCACGGAGCTCGGGGAACACCTCGGACAGCGCCACCATGCTGCCCACCCAGCGCTCCATGCCCTCCACCTCAATCATCTTCTGGGCCTTGGCCAGCGGCCCCGTGTACTCGATGTCGAGGATCCCCTGCTCGTCCTTGGCGTCATCGGGCGGCGGTGCCAGAGCTCCACCGCGGAGCATGATGGCGAAGGTCCGCATGATGAGCGGGTCCAGGAAGTCGTTGGTGAGCCGGCCGAGCGTCGGTCCCAGCAGGCGCTGCATGAGCTCGTAGCGCACGCGCACCTCGGTGGCCGTCATGGCCGGGCTCTCCTTCAGCTGCAGCTGGTCGACGTGGAACACGTTGCGGATGCTGGTCTGCAGGTTCTCCTTCTGCATCTCGGAGACGTCGAAGCGAGCACCACTCTCGTAGGGCTTCAGCTGGTCGACGTCGCGCACCACCGTCAGGCCCCCGGGCTCGAGGTCCAGGTCGCCCAGCAGCCCACGCTCCGATGTGATGGTGGCCGGGTCCAGCACCTTCTCGCCGGCACGCAGGATGAGCCGCACCATCTCGTTGAGGGACAGGATGTCGGGCAGCGCCAGCATGGCCGGGCTGAAGCCCCACATGCTGCCACTCATCATCCGCCACCTGGCGACGAAGGCGGGCTGCTCGTAGTAGCCACCGTCCTCGCCTATCTGGGTGGCGTCATCGTGCATGACGTACATCCAGCCGAACGGCCGGAACTGGGGCGCCAGCAGGCTCTGGGTGTTGGCGTCCTTGTAGTCATCGCGCTGGTAGATGCAGAAGATGACCGTGTACTTGCGGTCCACCTCGCCGGCCTGGGCGTGCTGCTGGCGGATACGCTCAGGCACCTCGTCACCGAACTTGTCCACCAGCTGGCTGGCGGTGAGCTCGAGCCGGCGGTAGAAGTTGCGCACCGAGCGGTCGAAGTTCATCTCGAAGAAGCACTGCCGGATGAGCGCCGTCTGGAACTCCACGCCCTCGTAGCTGAACTCGTTGGCGGGCTCCTCCACCAGCACGGTGGTGCCGAAGGAGACCAGGTCCATGTAGCTCTCGGCGGCCTCGAGGTTGAAGTTGCTGTCCTGGATGGCCTTGAACATCCGCTCCCCTGTGTCCTCGAGCCACTCCTTGGCCTCCTGCTTCTCCCGGGTCAGCGGGTTGCGGAAGCGTAGGTCGAACCACTTGATCGAGGGCGAGGTCAGCGAGCCGTGGATGCTGGCCGCCAGGGACTGGGCCGCCATGGGTGCGGTGCTGTCGTAGAGCTCCCGCCGGCGCCAGGTGAGCTCATGCTCTGAGCGCTCATCCTGGAAGAACTTGCCGCGGCCCGGCACCACGTATCGCTCAATCAGCTGCCAGTGCTCCTCGACGGTACGCCGCACAGAGTGCAGCGCGTCGAAGCGCATTTTCACATCACGCGGCGTCATGCGGTGCATGGCCATCCTCCTCTGCCGGCGCCATGAGCAGGGCGGACAGGTCCGCTCCGCCGCTGAGCGCCCTGGTGTTGATCATGTCGTTGAACTGCTTGAGCTTCGCACGGCCCTGGATGACCACATCGATCGGCAGCTGCTTGCTGTTGACCATGAAGTCGAGGCCGCGATTATTGAACTTGACGATGATGGAGCGGCAGTCGAAGTCCCGGCAAATCTTGGGCGGCCTCATGGGCACGCCGAGCTCCTTGTGGATGAGCTCAGAGCATTGCTCGAGGTAGCCCTGGACGTCCTCCCGGCACGCGAGCCCCGGGTCGCTGACGAGGAGCTCGAAGGCTGCGTTATGAATGCCACAGCCGCCGTCCTCGAGGTACACGCAGACCCCATCCTCCTGGTCGAGCCGCACGTTGCCCTTGTCATCCTTGTGGCAGGCGTAGTCGTACTCCTCGCTGTCCAGGATGATGGGCCCGTCGTCACCGTGGCAGCAGGCGGTACAGCCGTCGCAGTCGATGTCGAAGTCACCGTCCTTGAACGGCGTCACGGCGATGGCCGCGGTCAGCTTGTCCGCGCCCTTGGCGAACGGTGGAGCGTGGACGGACATGCCCTAGATGGGTGGGCCGGCCGGCGTGATACCTGTCTCGGGTGCGCCCTGCTCCATGTCGGTGGGCCCTGGCGGCAGCGGGCACGCTACCGGGAGGCCTGGGTCTGCGTCTGGTCCCGGAGGGAGCTCACACTTGATGGGCAGGCCTGGGTCGACCTCGGGGCCAGGTGGCAGCGGACACGGTGGCTGCGTCATGCTCATGTTGATGCCCCCAGACGGTGGCAGGCCTACCCCGGTCGACGGGTGGCCCATCTCATCGCCCCGCGGAGGGCTCAGGTTCTGAGCTCCAGGGCCAGCGGCGACACCACCACTGTCCTCGAAACCGTAGGCGCCGTGCACCACCTCGCCTGGGTAGGCACTGTCGCCCTTCTCGGTCATCGATCGGATTCGATCGGGTGCAGCTGCGATCTTCTTTCCCATTGGCATCAGTACGCCCTCTTGACTTTAGGTTTCGGTCTGAACGGGACTCGAGAGGTGAGAAGCCTATCACCTTCGCCGGCACCGAGCAGCCCGTACTCGGCAGCCTCACAGATGTGACTGTAGATGTTCTTCTCGGGGACGTCATGGTAGCGCTCCTCGCCAGTGATCTGCATGCGCCGGTACTTGAAGCCGCCGGCCAGGCCCTTGCGCAGCATACGGCACCGCGGTGACACCACGAAGCCAGGCTCACCATTCATCGCCAGGCGCGTCAGCTGGGCGTTCATGGCCTCCCGGCGGATGACCGTGTCGTTGGTGAACGTCGGCTCAGCCTCGAGGCCCGCGGCACGCAGCACATCGAACGGCGTAGTCTTGTCGGTCTCGGCCCGGGTGTCCCCGCTCGGGTCACCCCACATCTCGAGGTTGCCGATGGCCAGCTTGTACTCACCCTGCAGCTTGTAGTTGAGCAGCCGGCCGAACTCCACCGTGCTGGTGTCCTCGGTGACTATCTCATCGATCGCCTTCCACTGCCCCAGGCTCGAGCGCTGCAGGAAGGCGGCCGCCGGCGTGAGACCGAAGTCCAGGCCTATGTAGAGCGTCTCGCCTGGCGTGTACTTGAGCCGCTCAGCCGAGACGTGGACGTCATCCTGGTAAGCCGCATAGACAGGCTTGCCGTCCATGACGAAGCCGTAGCGGCCGTGCACGTAGACGCCCACCCACTCCACGTCGTGCCCTGGGGTCAACCGCTCGTAGTAGTCGGGGGGCAGGTTGTCCAGGTTCTCGGCGTACTTGCTCATCCCCGAGGGCTGATGGTGGATGGTGAAGCCCTTGTTGTCCTCCTCCTCGAAGACGCGGTAGAACCAGTGGTCCTCATCGCAGGCGTTGGTGTCCAGGATGATGCAGGCCTCGGTGACGCCACCGTCCTGGACTCGAGGGTAGCGGCCGACGCGGCCCTGGAGCATGTCGAGCACAGGCTTGGGGATCTCCCGGGCCTCATTCAGCCACGCCCAGCTGAGCTCCAGGGACAGCAGCTTCTTGATGTCCTTCAGGTGGTCGAGGGCCCTGAACAGGATCTCCACGCGCATGTCCTTGTCGATGATGTGGAGCGTCATGTTGACCTCGTCCCACCGCCCCAGGGCCTCGGGTGGGAACCAGTCGTTCCAGGTGCGGATGGTGGTGTCCTTGAGCTCACGATAAGTGTTTCGGACCACACAGCCGCGGCCACGCTTGATGCCATCAGGCCCAGGTTCTTGTTGGTGAGCCAGGCGCATGAGCTCAGCGCAGCAGGCGACAGACTTGCCGCTGCCAATCGGGCCGATGAGCGCCCGCACAAAGCTACGATCGCGGTGGAACTTGGTGGCGGTGAAGCTCGCCGTGTAGTGGACGTCCCTACTGGCCGGCCCGGGGTCTCGGTCTCCCAGCGCCGTTACCGCCACGTCCGTCAGTAGGTTGCTCGATGGCATCAGGTCTCGAAACCTCGCGCTCGTCAGTGAAGTTCATGTAGAAGTTCAGCCCCTTGAGCTCCTCGCCGGCAGTGTGCTCGACGGCCTTGAGCTTGGGCGCCACGTACTGCGCCACCTCCTTGTGCATCATGGCCCGGAGCTCCAGGCTGTACCTGGGCACGGTGCTCTGCTTGCCCGCCACCCTCACGCGCCTGCTTGTGCTGTCGTTGGCGATGATGGCCATGGCCACCACCGGGTGGTAGTTGCTGTCCCCGATGGTCTCCTGGATGAGCTCGAGGAGGGCGGCCTTGTCCTTGTTGGGCGTGCCGGCAGCGCGGCCACCGGTCTTCTGCCCCTTCATGCCGGCTCACCTGGGTCATCCCAGGGCTGGCGTGGGCGTGGGTCAATGGGAGGGACACGGTCAAAGGGCTGGCCACGGATGAGTCCTGCTCGAGCACGCGCAGCAGTGATACGGCCCTGCTCACCAGGTGCGAGCACCTCGTCATCGAAGCTGGCGCGGCGCCCCAGGCTCGCAGTGTTGGTGCGGACTACGCGGCCGCAGTACACGCAGACGATGTTCTCGTTGGGGCCTGGGGTCTCGACGGGATCGGTGAACAGCACATCCAGGCTGCTGTTCTGGACGCAAGGGCAGTCACCGGTCAGGGCTGTCATCTACTTGGCTCCACTACAGAGCTCAGTAGGGCATTGGATTCGGTTTGCCCTTCTTCTTCTTCTTCGACTTCTTCTTGTGTGCCATCAGAACAATCCCTCGAGCAGGTACTTCACAGGCCAGTCGTCGTAGAGAGTGTAGCGCACAGTGCGCGGCTGGACGAACTCTCCCTCACCCTCCCCAGTAGGCACCCAGGCTTGCACGGTCCCCATCTCAGCTATCTCGTAGAAGGGCAGCACCTGGTCGAGAGCGATGACCATGCCATCCCAGGGGCCGCCGATGAACCGCGCCCTGCTGCCATGAGAGAGGCGGTCGACACTCACAGCAGCCGCACCTGGCGAACGTCAGACTCAGCAGCGACCTCGCGCTTGAACCACAGGGGGTGCGCCATGCGTCCTGAGTCCTTGTCCTCCCGGGGCTCGAGCTCCACGAGGATGCCGTGCTCCACCAGATTCTTGATGGGCCTGGTCACGCAGTTGATGCGGAGCCCACTGGCGTAGGCGAGCTCGGACCTGGTCGAAGGCTTGGCGAGCTCAGCGAGGGTGGAGATGAGCAGCTGCTCGCGTGCCGCGGTGATGCCCATCTCGTTGCACCACTCCTCGGCCTCGATGGATACCTCGCGCATGACCATCAGGGCTTGTCCTTGAGCTTGCGGAACAGCTTCGCCACGTACTGAGCTCGGGCCAACGACGCCAGGTTGGACTCGACTATCTCCTCGGCAGTAGCCACGCGCAGCTGCATGTCCTCAGTGAACGTCAGCACATCGGAGCAGTAGACGCACACCGTGATGTCACCAGGGGAGGGCAGCACCTCCTCGTTGAGATGCTCGCCCTCCTCGTTGATCCCCGTCGAACGGTCGAGCCGCTTCCCACAGCTGGGGCAGGGGTACAGGCTCACGCCGTGCGTCGGCGCCGGCGTCCCCGTATCGTTCTCACATGCGGCATCATGCTGTCCATTCTCGCGGACAGACGCACCAGCTGCTTCATGCGCTGGACGATGTCGGTGGGGCTCCTCCCCTTCCAGTAGTGCATCCCAGCGTAGCAGGCTTTGCAGAGCCCGCTGCCTGGGTAGTGCCGCTCATCGAAGCAGCCACTCACACTGCAGTAAATCTTCCTCTTTGCCATGTTGTTGTCCTCACTCAGTGGGCCGAGAGCCGGCATAGCCCTCGAAAAACGCCATGGCCT